AGCGCCGGTTTCCGCCGCCTCAGCCGCAGCTTGCGCCGCTTCCGCCGCCGCCTGAATGGCCGTGCTCGCCTGATCGGAAAGCATTCGAAACGTCGAGCTATCCTTGTAGCCCGCGACCACGGTTCCAGAGACAAGCCCGCCAATCGCCGGGTTGTTACCCGCCGCCGTCTTGATCGTGAGGGCACTACCGCCATTGAACGAAACCGTGACCGGCGTTCCATCGTTGGTGAGGTTGATCGGCAGGACGATCAATTGGGTTTCATTGATCGGCAGAATGGTCGTAGCAGCGATGGCATTGGCCGAACCGCCGGCATCGGTAGCGCGGATGAACGAATATCCCGGCACGTCGCCGACGCGCGACCATGAGCCAGCACCACTCGCCCCGCTCTTGACGTAGAGGCCATCATTCGACGTGCTGTCACCGACAACCAGCGCAGCCGTATTCGCGTCATGCGCAAGATCGGCGTCGAGCGCAGCCTTGGTTTCGTAGAGCAGGAAGTTGCCGGCGGCGACCGCCGCATCAATGACGCGCTCTAGCTCTGTGCCCCACGTCTGGACCTCGCCATTGACGACGCCACGCGGTGTTCCACCTGCATCTTGAGGCGCAAAGATAGACGCTGCCAGTTTCGTAAAAACGGACATTCAAAGTCTCCGAATTTTCAGAAGGAGGATCGAGCCGGGCGGCTACGGGCCGCCGCCGCCACCGCCGCTGTTCACGATATTCGCGGTCGGCGTTCCGGCAGTGTCATCGGACGTGTAGGTGATCACGCGGTAGTAGAGCGGCAGGTTCTCAACCGCGAAATCTGTGTCTTCGAAATTGTAGATCTGGCCGGGACGAACCTTGATGTCCGACCCCTGCTGGGTCCATCCACCGGAACCCGTGTTCGAGCGTTCGACCTGCACGTATGCGGCCCGCAATTCCGGAACCTCGATATCGAACGAAAAGCTCGGGGTTTCCGCGACATAAACGATGTTGGAAGTCGTTGCCGGGCCGCAGGCCGTGTTATCGACACCAAGGCCGGGAGTGTCGTCTATCTCCAAGGCCGCGCCGTAATCCGATGCCTCGCCGCTACCGCTGTTGTACGCCATGTAGCGAAAATCGAGCGGATCGCCCGCAAGGTCTTCCGCAAGCCACCCTATGGTCGAGCCCGGATAGCAGTTCATCACCTGCCATTTTTCAGGCTTATTGGGATAAGCCGTGTACTCGCGCATGATCGGCGCATAGCGATCCGCGCCGCTTACCGTCGAAAAACCAACGCGGACCTCTTTCGAGGCATCGGGGTATGTGATCTGCAAAGCTTCTGTCGGCGCGCCCGGTGTTGCGATCTCCGAGTTGATCGGGATCGGCGGAACCTCCGGCGACGGATCGGCATAGTCCCCCGCCGTCATTGCGCTCAGTGTCGGGATGACCTTGAACGGGATCGTAACCTTGCCCGCTTCGCTATTCGCCACCGGCGCACCGATCTCACACCGCTGCGCAATGCCGCCTATCGTGATGTCTGCATAAAGCAGGCCCCACGCCGCCCAGCCGGACATATTGGTGACGATCTCGCCAACGTCTGCACGCTCCATCGCGAACTTACGCCGGCCAATCCTTTGAGCCTGATAGGCCGAAGGGCATAGACCCAATTCAAGGTCCAATGCCTTCTCGCCATATGCGTCTATCTCGTCTTCATTTCGCGACCAGTCGGCGCCGGAATAAGACCCACCCGAGATTTCATGCAGCGGGATTTCCGCGATCTTGTAGCGCCGCTCCGACGAGTAATATTTGAGATTGACGATGTTCGGACGCTCGACCGCATCGGGGCCGGGCTTCCACGAAACCGAGTAGATATCGGCGTCGGTGAATGCGATTTCCGCTGCCGGCGCATCATCAATAAGCTGGAACCAATATTTATCGTCGGCCGACTTCCTGCGCTGCGCTCCGATGCTGTCGAGCAGGTCAATCAGGATATCGCCACGCGCGCCCTCAGCGGCCCATACACCACCGGCTCTACTGCGCTGTTCCGTCCCTCCCGGAACCGTGACAGCGACTTCGGCGCGGGTTGCCTCCGATGCAATCAGTGTCCAGTCGTAATCGGCCTGCGCTCGACCATAGAGACGCGCATCCACCGCCACGGCATTCAGGATGCCATTCTGTGTCCATTCCCATGTGGATTTGTCATTAAACCGCTGTGAGCCGGACCCGCCATTGGTGCTGTCCTTTCGCGGGTCGTAGACAGGCGGCATTCGCATGAGCTTGATAAGTTCAAGCTCGGGCCCGTTGGAAAACAGCTTCTGGTATTCCTCCGGGTCATCGGCGATGCCCGGCGAACTGATGATCATCAGCGTTTGCGCAATGCCGGGAACCGTGTGATTGGCGGTCCAGAGTGTAGGGAAGGCTGCGGTCAAATCCGACCATGCCGTATCGCTATCCGAGCCGTCTTTTTCTTTCAGGGTGACGCGAGTGTTAATCCCACCGGCACCTCCGTCCTCCCCAAATGTCGGCGGGTCGCCGAAGGGAGGCGTAAGGACTTTCCCGTCCGTATGAACCACGACCTCTTGGCCGTTGATGTAATAGCCTTCGACGTAATCGATCTCGCCGCGCACATGGCCGAAAAGGCGATAAATGAACTTGCCGTTAGAATTGCCGTAAAAAAGCACAGTCGGCGCTTCGGCCCGGCCAATGCCGTTGTACTCACTGACTTCTTCGGCCCGAATGGTGGATTTCTGATCGCCGGGACGCGGCAGTTTACGCCGGCCAAGAGCAGATGACAGAAGGCCCGCACCAATCGATGCGGCGGCAAGAACGGTAGACCCGATTGTCGCGGCCGAAACCGTTGGCAACAGCGCGCCAAGGCCGGTATTCAGGAATCCGGTGATGATGAGCGATCCGAGCGATATCGGATCGGCCCAGGCATGGACCGTCATGGCCAGCAGCGAAGCGCCAGCCAAAAGCAGTTTTTTGAGCATGGACTAAATTCGCCAGACAGCCGCGACACGCATGGCGGGGGCAACGGCTATGCCGGTTTCCGCCTTCACGTATCCGAATTGGTGATTTGCGAAGATGATGCCACGCTGGCAGTCCGACATATCCAGAATGCCGACATCGCCGCACGACACGTCTTCGATATCGATTTCGTAGGCCCGCGTTTCGGCCAGAGCGGCCCGCCACAGCGCGACAAGCCCGCCCGCCTTGGCAATGAGCCTCGCCGCCTCGCCGCGCGTCTCGTAGGCCGGCAGAGGGACTTTCTGCCCCGTTGCAACTTCGACCCAAAGCGCAGGCCATGCCGAACAGTCCGAGACGCCCCATACGCTTTCCTTGTCCTGCCATTCCTCGATGAAGGACATGAACAGGTCGCGGCGCTTCACTTGCGGATTTCCTTAATGTCCACGCCCATAAAGTCGAGGCCCTTCACGTCCGCACCGAAACGCTTGCGAATGCCGGCCGGCGACCATTTTTCGGCGGTAGAGAAGTTCTTGGCCTGGTCCTCGCCCTCGATGGTCAACTGGATGACGCGCGTGCCGATGCCCTCCCACAAAAGCGTCGGCGCGCTCATGAACCCGGCCATGACGCGCTTCCACAAAAGGATGGATTGCGTCTCGGTATCGAACAGTGCGAAATAGACGTTCGCAGCCCTGCCCTCCAATGAACGGGCCGTTGATTTGATTTCGGCCATGAACTCGGCATTCGCACCTGAAATCGCGATCTCGACTGCGACCGCTGTGCCAAGGCGCTGATCCTGGATTTGCCCGACCTGCACCATTTGACGGCCATCCGGCGATGATACGCCCTTCCAATCTTCCCCTTGCACCGTGACGGTCCCCACACCGCCGTGGAAGCGCAATGTTCCAAGCGTCGGATGGTCCAGATCGACATGGATGGATTGACCGATATGGGGCTTGCTGAGCTGCGCACGGTCGGCGGACGAAAACAGGTTGGCCATCGTCAGTCCGTAAAATCCGTGCGAACGTCGTAGTCGAAGACCTCGACAACCGTTATCGCTATGCCCTCAAGAAACACGCCGTTGCGCGTCATTGTAACGGCTTCCTCGCTCTCCAAACGGACAGCAAGAACCGGGTCCAGCGTGCAATAATCCGAAGTGGTGATCGCCTTCCTTAGCGGCGGCCAGATGCGATAGACGCCGCTTCCTTGTTCCTCCGTGATCATGTACATTCCGAAGTGGAACGGGAGGAAACCGACGAACGTGCCCCAGCCTGCGGAATAGCCCCAGAACTCATCCGGTAGGCTGAATGTGCTATCGTCCTTCGCGGCTGCGGAAGCGGGGTGAAGGATAGGCAGAGACTGTTGCCAGTTGACGCCATTCGACCAACTTTGACCGTTGCTCCACGTCAGACCGCCGTAAATATCGCCATAGGTGAGATTGGCACCGGCCTCGGCAAAGGTCATCTTGGCCGGGTCCAGAAAGGGCAAGCGTGTCGCGTTCGCGCCGCCATGCATGGCCGTGGTCCAGCCGCGAAAGGCGCGTTCCATACCACCATCAAGCGGACCATAGAGAAGTCGGAATCGCCACGCACCGAACGGAGAAGACAGGCTTTGGATGCCGCCGCCAATCGTCATTTCCTGCGCCGGCTTCCCGCTTACCGTGCGCGGCCCGGAAAGAGGCTCCCACCCGACCAGATAATC